AAAAGGATTAAATCTTGAAAAGTTTGCTCCATAAGTACAAGATGTTCCACTTGATATTGTTGCACTTGTGGCCGATGTAACAGTAAATGTGCTTGAACTTGGAACAGTTACAATTTCATAATTTCCATCTGTTGCACTTCCCGCAGTAAAATCAATAACAACAAAATCACCGACAGAATATCCGTGCGAAGTTTTTGTAATTGTAATTGTTGTACCACTTTGACCATAAGTTGCTGAAGTAGATAAATCAGGGTCAAGATCAGTTGTAGCAACTAATAAAGATGCACCAACATCAAAAGCTGTTGCACCGTCAAAATCTGTCCATGTATCAATATTTGCTGATCTTTTATCAATTAAATCATTTGGATAGAAACCTTGTGTCACAAAATGTCTGCGTAATCTTAGAGGTTGTTTGCCACCTAAATCAAGAGTATTTGCAAATTCATAAGAACCACCAGTAATATCTACAGCACCTAAAAAGTCAAAGTCAGCAATAGCATCAAAGTCTGTAACTCCATCTAATAATTCAAGAGAACCAAGAACAAGTCCATTAACATCATCTGAAAAGAAACAATCAACTTTTGCACCAGCAAAAGGTGTTGCGTCTAAATCTTCCCTATCAACAAGAACAGAAAGTTTTGGTAAAGGATCAGGGCTGTTCACTATCACTGAAGTTTCGCCAGAACTTAGTCTGCCACCATCATCGCGAAATTTTAAAATATATTCGCCAGTTACAATATTTGGAACAATTGATTCGCTGACGTTACCGGGCAAGGCGGGTATAACATCAACAGAATTTGTAAAGGTTGCTGTACCATCTGCAATATTTGACGCCCTGACTACCACGTTGCCTCCATGCACCACGTCAACGTCTGTTGCTTTATCAAATCTAAGTCGTACAAACTGATCTGAAATTGGTTCTATCCTTAAATTTGTGACATCTTGAGGTAAAGCTGTTTTACCTACAGCTTCAAATGTTAAATCGGTTGAAGTGGCTGACAATTGCGCCTGTACGTTATAACTAAAAACTTGTATTTCATAAGTTCCAAGCTGACTATTAAATATTTCAAAATCAGGTCTTGATACTCTTTCGGTTACAAAATTTCCATTTTCATATCTGTAATTTACCTGATATTCGA